CATTAGGGGGATAATTAGTATTAGTTATTTGCTCTTTCATATTCATAGCAGCTACTCTACCTAATTTATCCAATACGTCAAAAGCGGTTAATTTCCCCAAAGCAACTTTAGGAACGTCTTTGGAAACCATTTTGACCCAATCTTTTTGGTAATTCTTAACCGTAGGAGTCATAAAAGGTCTTGCTGGTACTTTTGCTGCAGGTGCACCAAACTCATTGATTGCTGCAACTTCTGCAACTGACATACCGTTTTCATAACTAAAGCCAGAAGGAAATCCGACTTGCGCAACTAAATTCTCAAATTCTTCTGGTATACGCTCAAGCGTAAGTTTTACCTTATCGAGATTTAATTGTTTCATCCAAAAAACCCACCAGCCCTACGGAAGCCTTGGTTTTCATAACTGCCGCCAACATATAAACCTACATTGGCAACTACTTTTAGTAAAGCTCTTAATTGAGATCCGTAAGGAGTAGTAGCAAGCCACCAACCAAAAGAGGATTTAATAACCGGAGGTACTAAAGATACGCTAACAGTACCTTCCGAAGAACCTTGAACTATTACACTAGGCGTTCCGGAGTTTATAAGGCTAAAAGATGCCGCTAAATGAGCGCACATTAAATCAATAGCCAATTGTAATTGCTTAGATTTAAAGTTCCAAGGATAATTGTTATCGATGTTAATGTACGCAGTTCCCATAGTCCACCAGCTTTCCAATTGATCTGGCGGAAACAAAGTTGTATTCTCAAATTGAGGAAACTGGTTCCGGAATGCCACATCATTGTAGACTGGGGTAATAGAAGTCATTTTTAGTTAGCTCCAACCTTTGGACCGTCTTCTTTTTGATAATCTGCATCTGTCAAAGGAGCTGATTCATCTTTTAGATTCATATCAGCCGCTACTTTTTCAGCTTCTGCTTTTTTGGCTTTAACTACAATAAAGCCTTCTTTTTCATGCGATTTAAAAGAAGGATTTTTTTGAAGTTCTTCTAAATCGTAATCAGTAATTTCTGTTGAAATACCCAATGGAGTAATCAATCTATCATTTGCTACGCCTGTTCCGCCTTTAATTAGAACAGAATGTCCTTTAACTGGCATATCACTACCGCCGGGCATCCAATTTGTATAAAGTTGGTCATTAGCTAGGGTTGAAAAAACATAATTTTTAGACATTTGGTTTTCCTTTTTGATGTTTAGAAAGACGGAGTTTCCTCCGTCTTCCCATTCTACATCAATTAAATACCAGAGTAACGAACTACAGCATAAGGACGCTTCAGCAAGCAACCAGCGGTTGCATTAGCATAATCTTCCTCATAGGCTTTAGCCATTTTCTCAACACCAAGTGCTTGGAACTTAGCTGGAACAACCTGTACCCAAGTACGGCTGTCATCAGAAGCACCATCTTCAACGTGCTCAGCGTATAGGTAGAACACGTTAGCTCCACCATTTGCTGCGTTCAATTGTGGGGCTGAAACAACACGTAATTTTGGATATGTCTTAGCAAGCCAATCACGAACTGAAATACCGAAGTCAGAAGTTACTGACAGGTATTGGTAACTGATTGTTGGCAGTGCCAAAGTCAATTCTACGTCCTCAGGATTGATAGTATCTTGAGATTGGTTTTGCAATTGAGCTGCGGCAACACGAATGTCTGCAATGATTTGCAAGAAAGTCTTAGTTGACCAAGTTGTTGTAGAACCTGTACCGGTTGCAGCAACTGTTACGTATGCTGGTAGACCTGGGTCATTCAAGAAGCCATAAGTCAAATTGCTACCGCTATTGAAACCGTAGAAACCTACTAAGTTACGTTGGATTTCAAGAGCCAAAGCTGCAGAAGCACGTTTTTCAGCAGAAGTGCTGATACGGATGCGAGCTGCACGAGCTTCTTCGAGCATACCTACTTTGATACCCTTTTCAAAACGGATAACTGTACGGCGAACGAAGTTAGTGTTCCAAGATGCCAAAGGAACGTTGGTGTAATCGCCATAAGGAACGGCGTTACCAATTGGCTCCAAGAGGCCTTGAACAATTTCTTGATCTTCCCAAGAACCTGTTGTAGTAATACCAACAAGTTCGTCAATTTTACGAGCCGCTGTGATTACTTTAACAAAGCCAGGAAGCCAGTTTTGCAAGAATTGTACTGGAGTAGTAATAGAAGGAGAGGTAACGTCGCTTTGAGTATCCATTGCGTAGTTAGCCATTGCCTTCAGATTTTGTGCCCCGAAGTTAATACCGAGGTCACCGAGAGCAGCGTAATCGGCGACGTCATCGGCAGACATTTGCACCGCGCCAACTTGGCGGGGAGCGATTGAGCTGCGTTCGATAGATTTGTTCATGTTTCAGTCCTTATTATTCAGTGATACGGATAGCGGCTAAGCCAGTACCGGTTGTTGGGTAATTCCAAACCACGCAATTAGGAATCAATGCGTTACCAGTTGTAGCAGAAGCACCAGGAGCTACGGTAGAAAGAACGCCAGTGGTCAGATTATATTGAACCAAATCACCGATATTTGCAGCACCAACTAAGGTTACGCAAATAGTACCCATAGTCATGAATTCACCTTGACTGTTTGGACCTAAGAACAAAGTTGGATCTAATGGAGCACCACCAACTGCGCCGTAGGAGGCATAAGATTTTGGATTGACCAAAATACCGGCAAATAGAATGCCAGTGCCAACTGTACCGCCTTGGGTAGCTACGTTAGTAGAGTTAGATTTTGTAAATGCCAAACCGATTGTTCCACCAGTGGAATCAAGGGTTAAAGAATCTACACGTTGTGGACCGTCAACAATCAATTCACCGGGAATACCAAATCCCAGATTGACGTTAACTGTGGATTGGAAAGTCGCAGCAGTCATGATTATTTACCTTTTAAAAAACGTTGAACGAAATTACCCTTGCGAGCTACAGAATCCATAGCTACGTGACTTGGGTTACCCTTGCCTTTAAGGAATGCTTCCAAAGCAACTACACGAGCTTCTTTAGTAACATCCAAGCCAAGCTTTTTGCAGCCATACTTAGCCATCTTATCCAAATCCATATCCGAATGGTCAAATGCACCGATATGAGCGGAAAGTTGATTGTATAGCTTAGATTTCATAACCATATTGGCTTCAACAGTACGAGCAATAGCTGCTGCGTCCATGCCTTCAGCACGCTGGCCTTCTTTTTCTTCTTTCTTTTGGCCACCTTGGACGATTGGTTCTTCTTCGTCTTTAGTTTCGCCTGGCTTCTCTTCGTCGCCATCAGGTTTGGTCATATCTTCATCAGTAACAGCTTCTAAACCAGCTGAACCAAATTGTTGACCTGTTAATTTTTGGATTTTTGCCAATTTTGGCATAACTTCTTCGAGGAACTTATGAACTTCCTCTAAAGTCATTTCAGTCTTTTCAGACCCGACTTCTTTGTTTTCTTCAGCCATGTTTAAAAACTCCTTGTTATCTACAGTGAAAGTGAAATGATCTAAAACTGCTACATCGGGGCCCATGCGTCCATTCTCCACAAGAGCTAGATGATTGCCTCGAATATCCCGTTGCACATAGTCATACTTTACTCCATCGTAAGTACCTGGAGCGTATTCGTATCTGCAACGGTATCCGCAGGACAATTCTTTTTTACCATTAGCAATGAGATTAGCCATTGCTTCGGAAAATACTTTAATATTACCTTTAAGAGTTGCACCGTCAAAGTACACGTCTTGGCCAATAACTCCTTGTACGCCTTTTTGTTCAGATGGGGTTAATCCAGCATCTTCGCTTCCTAGCATTACGTGGTTATCAATCCAAGGGATTAACTTAAAGGAATCAATACATTCTTGAGTGCCAAGCTCTTCAGCTGGGCGGTAAACCATATAAATTTTATCTTGATCGCATTCTGGGGAAACTGAACGCCCAGAATAAGGGAAAATACCTACCATGGACAATGGATTATCTTTTACTTCAAACCATCCATTAGTATCATACTCACGTTTATCCATACCAGAAGCGTTTGCTTCAGCAGCTTCAGCGATCTTTTCTTCGTCCCCGTCAATTTTCGGAAACAAGTCTTCTGGTGCATCCTCTATAGTAGCCCATACAAAGTCGCTATGCTCTTCGTTAAGCTCAGGTTTGAATTCGCCATCATTACATCCAAACAAACGCACCTTACCCTCAGAATAGATCAAATTAAGGCCTGTTTCGGGAACATGCATGATTTCTTCACGAGATTCTCTAATAGCTCCTTCAATTGGGGATTCTCCATCTTCTACATGCCCTCCTGGAAAGCCCCAAGTATTATCTTTAGTCCGTTTCATCCAAAGGATTTTGTCATTATCCGTATAGACTATGAAAGCTACTATTTTTGAGTCCGGTTCTTCTTTTAAATCCCGTTTGTGGGATTTTTTCATTTCTTCGGTCTCTACTTCGTCTACGCCATGGGTTTTACGGGCGTTAGAGTAAGCAATAGCCATAGATTGTTTAGGATCATGCCCAGCTTTAATAAGTTCACGGATATTGTTTTGAACAATTTCTTTTGAGTATCCTGCTTGTAATGGCATTAGCAAATCCTTCCTGTTTGAGTAGGAATATTAGTTACGTTTAGCAAAACAGTAGCTTCGCGTGTATTACTTTCAGTAGTCACAAATAAAGCCCTAATCGTATAAAGCTGATTGATTTGGGGATCAGAAATTATACCCCCGGAAATTTGAACCGATATAACCTTACCCGCTGCAGCTATTTGGCCATCGGGGAAAGTTATTGGATTTGGGTTTACTGCCGGAGCTAATAAAGTAAGTCCTAATTGATCGGAAGTTACGGAAGTAATACTGGTAATAGTTTCCAAAGTGTCAAGAATATAGGTGCAATCAATATCGTACCAAATTGACTCGGAGGTCCGTTTTTCTAAAATGTAACTATTCATGAGCTTGCCAATAATCCTGTCTTTGTGGAACGTGCCAATAATCCAATCTTTGTGCTACTTGCCAATTTGTCGGTCTTGCGCCTACGTGCCATACTTTATCCGATCTTTGGAAAATAGGAGCACAAATATAAATGTCTACTGCATTACCTTGCTCTACGACTGCAACTATGACATAGTTTGTTGCGTCTGTAGAATCTTGTGCAAAAGCTGCTTCATTTATATTTAAAGAAGCAACCATTACTTGGCTAATAATGTCGTTAGCTAAACCCGCTTCCGCAACATTCAGCGAAGCAATCATGTTTCCGGCTACTAAATCTTGAGCTGAAGCTGTCTCTGCCATCTGCAGATAAGCCGTCATTGACTCTGAAGCAGTATCCGAGGCTAAACCTGACTCAGCCACCGCCAGCAGCGCAATCATGTTTTGAGTTTGAGTGTCTACCGCATTAGCTGTCTCAATAACAGCCAAATAAGCCGTTACATTTTGAGAAACAGTATCTATTGCATTAGCAGCTTCAGTCACTGTAACTGACGCAATCATGTTTTCAGACTGGGCGGATTGAGCATTTGCTGCTTCAACTACCGATATTGGGGCTGTCATATTCTCAGATTGAGCATCTTGAGCATTTCCAGCTTCATTTACAGAAATTGGAGAAGTCATTGTTTCAGACTGAGTATTTGTAGCGTTTGCTGTTTCAGTTACTGAAACTGGAGCAGTTGTATTTTCTGATACCGCATCTACTGCAGATCCAGCTTCTGAAATAACACCCTGAGCTGTCATGTTTTCAGTAACGGTATCTACAGCATTACCAGCTTCAGATATAGTCACTGGAGCCGACATTGTTTCCGACTGAGAATCTGTAGCATTAGCAGCCTCAGTTACCACAAGAGGGGTGGTTGTATTTTCTGAAACGGTATCAACTGCGTTTCCAGCCTCTGAAATCACGACAGGAGCCGTCATATTCTCTGAAATGGTATCCAATGCAGATCCTGATTCAGAAACGCTTATCGGAGCTGTCATGGACTCAGAAATGGTATCTGTTGCGCTTGCTGCCTCAGATATTGATATTGGAGCCGACATTGTTTCCGACTGAGAATCTGTAGCGTTACCAGCTTCTGAAACAGAAACTGGAGCAGTTGTGTTTTCGCTAACAGTGTCTATAGCATTTCCAGCTTCAGAAACCGTAGTAGCTGCAGTCATGCTTTCTGAAACGGTATCCGCTGCTGATCCAGTCTCAGAAACTGATATTGGAGCCGACATAGACTCGGACTGAGTATCCGTTGCAGTAGCAGTCTCTGTGACCGTCAATGGAGCAGTTGTATTTTGAGAGACTGAATCTACTGCGTTTGCTGCTTCTGATACTGTTACATAGACAAGCACCAGTACCGATTGAGTTGCTTGAGCATTCCCAGTTTCAACAATCGTGACCGAGTAGGTCGTGATAGTGTTATAAAGTCCCGCAAACGGAGCCCCAGAAAATGGGTAACTTCCGAACATTTATTCGCCTACTGAATTAAGTGGAACCCAAGCATTAGCTGCGTCATCCCATCCATAATAAATTGGAGGGTTTTGGTCAGGGGATAGGATTGGGCATGGGATTGGAGGGTTCCATTCCCAATTTGGAGCACCAATAGTCCATTTTGTGCATGGTAAACCATGAATGTCTAAAGGTCTTGGAGCATAAAATACATCATTAACTGAATCATAGATATAACCTATACCAGCATAATTTCCTCTGAGTGCAGTTCCTCCATCAGGCATTCCATCAGGACCATAATGAACATTACCATGAGTATTATATGAAGTTTGTTTCCATACAACTTGATCTCCGATTTTTTCAGAGACAACAAAATCATCGTTAGCTACGATAACTTGAGTTACTATTCCATTTTCTATTTTAGCAAAATGTGACATATATTCCTTATGCAGTGTAAGTTCCAGAACCAGTAAAAGTTAAGATAGTATTGCTTCCTGATGTAGTTACAGTCGGGCTACCAGTAGTTTTTCCTGAGTAGTTTGCAGTAGGTACAGATAAGATTACAACACCAGAACCACCACCACCACCTGTTAAACCAGATGTTTGGTTATTCATTCTTGCGCCACCACCACCACCGCCAGTATTTGTACCACCAGCATTACCGCCACCAGAACCACCACCGCCATTTCCGCCACCACCGCTAGTGCTACCTTGATAACCACCACCGCCACCACCGCCAGCATAATAAGTTGATGATCCTGAAATAGCTACTGCTACACCAGTACCGCCTGTTGCCCCTGTAGTTCCGCTAACAGTAGTACCAGTTCCACCAGCACCACCGCCAGCACAACCGCCATCACCACTACCTGAAGGGCTACCAGCATATCCTTGATTTGCAGTCCCAGCAGCACCGCCAGCAGCTCCGCCATAAGCACCACCACCGCTACCACCAACTTGACCTGTTCCATTGATAACACCACCACCTCCAACAGTAGAAATAGTAGTAAGACCAGTTCCTGAAATTGAAGAACTACCGCCGTTGGTAGCTGTAGAGTTTAAATAAGTACCTCCACTACCTCCAGCACCAACAGTAACAGTGTACGTTGTACCAGAAACAAAATAAACTGCAGATTCTAAAGTACCACCACCACCTGTAGCAGTAACTGTGGATCTTAAACCACCTGCACCACCACCGCCTCCACCAGCGTAGCCGATGTTTGATCCGTTACCTGTACCGCCTCCACCGCCTCCACCTGCAACTACTAAATAGTTTACAAGATAAGGAGCTGCAGCATTAAACGCAACCCATGCAGAAGCAACAGAAGAATACCACTCAGGAGTTCCTGTGGAAGAGTTCATACGAACACCTCCTGCTTGAGAAGGGGTAGGTCTTTGAGCAGTTGTACCTAAAGGTAAAGAAAAATATCCAGTAGACGTATTAGCTTGATCGCTTACGTTTGCTGAAGTAACGGTATATGAACCACCCAAGGAAACAGAGTTTCCGTTGATCGAGATAGAGCTATTTGTAAGCTGACTGTTGGCAATTCCTGAAAGCGTACCGCCTAAAGTCAAGCTTCCGCTTGCAGTGACAGTACCAGTCAAGGTAATGCCATTTACTGATCCAGTACCGCTTACAGAGGTTACTGTGCCAGTGTAGTCAGTACCCCAAGCAGGTAATCCACTTACTACCCTAAGAATTGTGCCTGTGGCTCCAATTCCTAATTTTGACCATGTATTTGTTGCGGAACCATAAAGCAGATCGCCAGTAGTGACTGTTGATTGACCTGTACCGCCATAAGTTGCACCAATTAAGCTGCCTTGCCATGTACCAGTGCCGATTGTGCCGACAGAGGTAAGGCTGGAGGAAACAATCGCTGAAGGTAAAGCAGTTCCTGCTAAGTTTGCAGCAGGGAAACCAGTTGTATTTGTAAGCGTACCGCTTGAAGGGGTTCCAAGAGCTCCGTTAAATGTAACTGGAGCACCTGCAGAGCCAATAGCAATAGCTAAGGCTGACGCAACGCCAGTGCCTAGACCGCTAATTGCAGTGCTAATGGGAACGCCAGTAAAATTTGTTCCGGTCAATGTTGGAGTGCTGCTCCAAGAAACTGCACCAGCAGATCCTGCGCTTATTGGAACTTGGCCTGAAGTACCATAGCCTGTTGTACCACTTAATGCTGGAGTAGTTCCTAGATTTGTTGAAAATCCAAGAGCTCCAACTGCGTTAATAACGTGAGCAGATTGACCTGAAGATCCCCAAGCAAAATATGATTTAAAACCATTGCCCGAGCCAAAAGTTATATCCCCATCATGACCTGAAAAATAAATTCCATTATTGATAGAGAAAAAATCTGAGGGAGTTCCTGAACTATATACCGAGGAGTTCATTCCGAATTCACCGTAATAGGTAGAATCAGTTCCTAAGTCATTGCTTAAAACGTAATTAGCTGAAGCTCCAGCAGTTCCGCTTTTGTTTTGCAAAAGAGATTGAAGATAACTTCCTGAAACACTTGCGCCAACAGAAAAGCCAGTGTTTGACGCATTAAAACTAAGATTTGGAGTCGTGTTAGTTGTTGAAGTTGTCAACAATACTGGGACAGATACGGTCCCAGTTGAATCTTGAAATACTGCCTTAGTTGCTGGGTAATCGACCCAAACGTCTTGCGTACCACTGGAGAAGTTCACTAGTGAGCCAGAATTAGACGAGGACAGCACTGTAGTACGGGCAAGCGTAGTGCCACCCGCCCCAACAGTGCCATAACCCACTTCCCAGTTTGCGCCTGACTGATCCGCAATAACATAGTAAGTCGTGTTATTTGCCCCTACCCCAGCGGAGAAGGTTTGATAGCCAAGTGCAGCACCAGCGAGAGTTGCCGTACCCGTACCGGGGGAGATTGTGGATTCTCTTACCCGATCAACTAATTTAAAAGCCATGATTAGACCGCAGCGATTTCAGTTTCTTTGAAATAGCGAGCTTGGTCTTCTCCATCAGCATCTTTATAAGATACTAAAAAGACGATTTCGCCAGTGTTTTCATCAAATGCAAACTTAGTTACTGTGCCAGTAATTGGAGCAGTAATGACTTGAGATACTTCTTGACCTTGGGTAAATTTAGGCATGATTTATTCCTTGATTATAAGCTGAGGGAGTAAGTAACTTGAACTACGTTACCACTGTTAACTGGCTGATTGCCGCCTGTGAATGCGCCTGCTGATAACAATGTACCTGCTGTGCTCATCAAAGTAGTCACTGCGCCGGTACCATAAGTAATGAACGCTCCTACTAAAGTACCTGCGCCAGTCATTGTGAAACTAGTAGCAGAACTAGTAGAAATTGCGCCGGCAGAAGCTGTACCAAAAGCAGGAGCAACACGAGCTGCAAAAGTTGGAGCGTTTGTAGAACCAGCTTCAGTCCAGCCAGCATGAGAAGCCATAGTATCGGCTGCAGCAACTGCTGTATATGAAACGCTAGAGATTAAGCCCATGTAAGGACCAGTCACTGTATAAGCTGAGCCAGTCAAAGCTGTTTGCAGCATTAGATTTTTACCAAGGGTACAAACTACGTTGTCGATCTTATCTTCCCAAAGGAGAGGACCGCCTTCATATTCAAAGCATTTGAAAGTGTAAACACCTTCAGCTTGAGCAGATTCGCCCAAACCAGCAACAGAAGCAATGCTTATATTTGCTGATTCCACTGCATTTAATTGATCTTTCATGTTTAATCCTCTAAATCAAAGTTGATGATTGGTTTATAAATACACCTGCAATTAGGTAAATCTCCCGGTAATCCTCGTACTTCATTACCGTACATTTTACCTATTACGGGAGGATCGTCGAACGAATACTCATTACCTGACATTTTTATATGGTCTAAACGTGGAGCTTTACCGCCTCCTGAATGAATCCATATAAACTTTTTAATCCCCAAAGTTTTTAATCTTGAGGTGTTAATAGATTGATAAGCTTTTCTTGTTTGGTCTGCCGCTGTTAAACGAGCATGCCTTACGTCGCCATTATACTTCTTAGTTAAGTAAGGGATTAAATCTTGCATACCTTTACCAGTAGTAATGCTCCGCATAACTTGTCCTTGCACATCACCAAGG